GACTGAAATTATTCTAAACATGATAGGATATCACGCTAGCTACGACCCGTGTCCAATTTTATGCGTGCAGCCGACCCTAGACCAAGCCGCGACATTTTCTAAAGACCGCATCGCGCCGATGTTTAGGGATACGCCTATTCTAAAAGATAAGGTGAAAGACCCACGCAGCCGCGACGCTAAAAATACGACCTACCACAAAGCCTTTGAGGGCGGCCACTTAACGCTTGTCGGCAGTAACGCCAGTTCCGGGCTAGCCAGCCGACCTATACGCCTGGTGCTGTTTGATGAGGTTGACCGCTATTCACAGACTGCGGAAGGCGACCCGATTGAACTGGCAAAAAAACGTGCGGCAACATTCTGGAATAGGAAATTTGTAATGGTCAGCACCCCGACCGTAAAAGGTCACTCGCGGATTGAAGCAGAGTTTGAAAAATCAGACAAACGGGAATATCATGTGCCATGTGCCGACTGTGGCCACTCTCAGGTTATGAAATGGTCTAATGTTCACTGGGAACAAGACCAGCCCGAAACAGCGCATTATATATGCGAGGAGTGCGGTTCGGCTTGGGATGATGCGGCTCGTTTCCGAGCAATACGCAGGGGACAATGGCTAGCCACCGAGCCATTGGTCGGAGTGGCGGGATTCCGACTTTCTGGTTTATGTTCGCCGTGGTCTAACCTCGAAGAAATGGTGCGCGAGTTTCTTAACGCTAAAAAACTTCCTGAGACGTTGCGCGTTTTTGTGAATGTGACGTTAGGCGAGACGTGGGAAGAAGAAGGCGACGGCCTAGCCGATTTTGAAATAGCTACGCACCGGGAGGAGTATGGCGACAAGCTGCCGGAAGAGGTCGTGTGTTTGACGGCGGGGGCGGATACACAAGATGACCGGCTCGAGGTCGAGATTCTCGGACACGCCAAAGACTCTGAAACTTTTTCAGTGGCCTATCACGTTTTATACGGCGACCCTGCTGGCGGTGATGTGTGGGCGCAGCTAGACGAATTGCTTGAGCAGACTTACGAGACTCACGACGGGCGCGAGTTAAAAGTTATCTCGACTGCAGTTGACTCCGGCGGTCACCACACCCAAGCCGTTTATAAATACTGCAAGCCACGACTAGGCAAACGCGTGTTTGCTATTAAGGGTGTCGGCGGCGAGGCTAAACCTATGGTCGGACGGCCTAGCACAAACAACCATATTAAGTGCAAGCTGTTCCCAGTCGGGGTCGATACGATTAAAGAGATGGTCTACGCCCATCTAAGAATTAAAGAGCAGGGTGCTGGTTATTGTCACTTCCCCGCAAGCTATCCCGACGAGTATTTCAAGCAGCTAACGGCTGAAAAGGTGATTAAGAAATACCACAAAGGCTTTTACAAGCGCGAGTGGATTAAAACGCGTCCGAGGAACGAGGCACTCGATTGCCGCGTATATGCTTGGGCGGCCTTGTCTATTATCAATGTCAATGTTAATATCATGGCGCAGAGGTCTAAAAAGGCATCGGCAAATGGCGATAACGAAAGTGAATCGAAACCGCAACGCCGCAAGCGTTACCCGCAAAGGCAAGGTGGTTTTGTAAATGGATGGCGTTGATGGCACGCAAAAATAGTATTGCAGAACCACGCGTCACGCTAAAGGTTCGCAGACGGGGTCGCCACGCAAAGCGTGTAAAAGCGCGGGACAGAAAACAGACGTTCTATACGCAAGGGGCTTGCCGTGGCTAATTTATTTGATAGTGCAAACGCACCCGTCGGAGTCCCGACCGAGGTGGTGATTGGCGACTTCATCCAGTTTAAGATTACACAGTTCTCATCTGACTACGATAACGCGCTATTCACGATGCGCTTTGTCGCCCGTATCTCTACCGGCGGCAGCAGTGAAATCAAGGTTGACGCAACCGCACTCGAAGACGACTATCTTTTCACCATCGCCAGCGCAACCTCTGCGGCTTTTACGGTCGGGGAATATCACTATCAGCTAGAAATTGAGCGCAACAGCGACAACGAGCGCGTCGTTGTCGACCGTGGGCAAATAACCGTGTCAACTGATTTCGATGATAATGTTGACCCGCGCCACCATGCAGAAATTATGCTCGACAAGATTGAAAGTATTCTGGAGGGCAAGGCTGATAGCGATGTTTCAAGCTACAGCATCAATGGCCGCTCACTTTCTAAGTTCTCGCCAGATGAATTAGTGCAGTGGCGTGATTATTATAAACGCGAGGTGGGGTTAATTAAGCGCAAGGAAGCTATTAAGCACGGGCGCAAACCAAAATCCACCATTCTGGGAAGGTTCTAAACGATGGCACTTTTTGATTTTCTGCGCCCTAAAGACGAGCCGGCAACGCAACGCGAAAGACGCGGCATCCGCAAGTTGGTTCGCAACTATGCAGGCGCAAATCAAGGGCGGCTCTTTGCCGACTTTATCGCGTCCAGCTTTTCTGCTGACAGCGAGTTAAAAACAAACCTCCCTATCTTGCGTGACCGCAGTCGCGACCTTGCTAGGAATAATGAATACGCCAAACGATTTTTGAACCTAATAAAAACAAACGTGGTTGGCGAGAAGGGCTTCTCCATACAGGTTCGCGCCCGTAATAACGACCGCACCCTAGACGCTGCCGGCAACACTATAATCGAAAACGCTTTTGGTGCGTGGGGGCGCATGGGTAACTGCGAAGTGTCAGGCCGCATGTCTTGGCTTGATTGCCAGAGGTTTGTTGCAGAAGGAATGGCGCGAGACGGAGAGGTGTTTGTCAAAAAAATTCGAAACCGTAACTTTCGTGATGGGTTCACGCTGCAGTTCCTAGAGTCCGACCTCGTTGACCACAACAAAAACGGTCGCAATGAAAGTAATAACAACGAGATTCGCATGGGTGTTGAGTTGGACAGCTTCCACCGGCCTGTTGCTTATTATGTTTTGACCGACCACCCTAACGATGATTTCACAGGCAAGGTTAAACCGCGAAAGCACACACGTGTTCCCGCAGACCAAATCATTCATATATTTATGCCCAGCCGCACTTACCAAACACGCGGTGAGCCATTTATGGCTCCGGCCATCGCTAGCCTAAAGCACCTAGCCGCATGGCGGGAGGCCTCTGTAGTAGCAGCACGCGCCTCGGCGGCTAAGTTCGGAATCATCACAACACCGAGCGGCGACGAGTTTGTTGGCGACGATGAAACGCAAGACGGCGTTGATATTATTTCCTTTGAGCCGGCCTCTGTGGCACAGCTGCCTGCGGGTCATAACTTTGAGATGATTGACCCCAAGCACCCGACCAGCAACTTCTCAGAGTTTGAGACCGCTATGCTGCGCGGTATCGCCTCCGGGTTGAACGTCGCCTATACCGCCTTGTCCAATGACTTGACGGGTGTTTCATACTCCTCTATCCGTCAAGGTGCTATTGAGGAGCGCGACCATTATAAGATGCTGCAATCATTTCTGGTTCAGCATTTTTGTGAGCCTGTGTTCCGTGCTTGGCTTGATAGCGCGTTAGACTTTGGCAACGTGCCTATCCCGCTAAATAAATATGACAAGTTCGCTGACAATGCGATGTTCCGTGGTCGTGGTTTTGCTTGGGTTGACCCGATGAAAGAAATCAACGCAGCCGTCACCGCAATCAACAATGGCCTGATGAGTATGAACGATGTCGCCGCCAACTATGGTCGTGATGTTGAGGAACTATTTGCCCAAATCTCAAGCGACAAAGAGATGGCGGAGCGTTACGGCCTCAAGATGGCCTTTGAGCCATTCGGCATGAAGATGCCAGCCGAGCCTGATATAGACGGAGGCAATGACGATGGCGACGTATAAACCCACTGAGGGAATGAAAGAAGAAGCGCGTCGCGGTCTAGATTGGCGTAAGGAACATGGCCGTGGAGGAACTGCGGTTGGCGTGGCGCGTGCGCGTGATATCGTAAATGGCCGTGAGCTTTCCGAGCGCACTGTAAAAAGAATGTTTTCATTCTTCTCGCGTCACGAGGTCGACAAAAAAGGTCAAGGCTTTGATGTTGGTGAGGACGGGTATCCAAGTGCCGGAAGAATTGCGTGGGCTTTGTGGGGAGGAAATTCCGGCTTCACTTGGTCGCGTGCTATTACAGAGCGTCTTAAAAATGATGAAGAACGCGCAGCACCCGACGCACTTGAGGTTGGTGACTTTGTAAGCTGGAACAGTTCTGGTGGCCGTGCGCGTGGTGAGATTATACGCGTCGAGCGCGATGGAACTATTAACGTGCCAGATAGTGATTTCTCTATTACTGGAACGCCAGACGACCCAGCCGCATTGATTGTTTTATACCGTGGCGGTGAGGAGACCGACCGCAGGGTCGCCCATAAGTTTTCTGCCCTGCGCCGTATCGACGATATACGCGGCGACCAGGAGGGATTGAAA